TGCCAGTACAATATGTTGCCATCCACGTTGAAGTATCCATATTTGTTCATCAACTCTTCAATCTGTTTTTCCATATCGTTCTCCTATGACCAAATCTGGACGATTCCTGAGGGGTACTCAGTTATATGACCAGACGCGACAGCTGAATCGTATTCCTCAGCGCTGTCGACCATATTTTCCTTGATCGCAATATCAACGCGATCAGCGGGTGTGCAATCAGCACACCCCAAAACCCCTTTGCACATTTGTGTGTAATTTGGGTCTCTCTCGAATTCGGCAAACACCTTGGTGTTACCGAACTTTTCTTTTGTTTCAGCCACAAAGTTTCTCATCCTTGGCCTCCTTGCCTTAGCCATCATCAGTACCGGCTCTACCGGCAGACCCTCCGTGTGGAGGGTTTCGGCTTTTAGCTTAATCTTGGGTTCTTCCAAGAAGTTCGCTCCATGCTGTATAGTCTTTCTTTGCTTTCATCTCTCTGACCATTTTCCTAGTCTTTCTCTCTTGTCTTATTTTTTCAATGTCATCTTCACACGCTCTGATTGCCTCAGAGTTGTCGATTCCGGTTAATTGTTCTGCTCTCTTGTAAACTTCTATTGATTGTTTCGCTTCTTTAATTGTCATTTCGTGGCCTCCTTGGCTCGGTTTCTACCCTATTATCAACCCATTAGGTGGATATGTCAACCAACAAAGTGGAAAAAGTTGAAAAATATTTTGGCTGGGCATTTATCGTCTCATTGTTATGGGTTATTATTACAGCATAGGGATACCCGAGGAGGCGTGCATGAGAATACAAATCAGGCATGGGGATACAGTGATAGCTGAGGTAAACAGCCAGGCTGCTGTTGCAGCATTCCTTGGCTGGTCACTGAGGCGAGTGAGGGAACACCTGGATACAGGATGCCCATACAATGGCATAACAATTGAGGAGACAGGGAAAACTTCTAGGGGGTACCCTGTCATTGCATATACACCAACATCATCAGAGCGATTCAGTTCCAGGAGTGAGTGTGCCAAGATATATGGGATATCAAGATCAAAGCTGGAGACGCTCATCAGGACAGGTGGGACTGCAGAGGATGGTGTTACAACGTTTGATGATCCAATGGATTGAGGGAGAATGTATGGATTGGGATAAACGGGATGATGAGACGGATAAATCATATGAATGGTTTTGCAAATACCTGGATATGGGACCGGAAAGGTCCTTGGTAAAAGTAGGACAAAAATATGGTAAAAATAAGTCGTATGTTAATCAACTCTGGAAATGGTCAAGTAAATACGAATGGGTGGATAGGACAATGGCCTATGACGAGTATATACAAGGGCTCAAGCGTGAGAAAAAGCAAGACCGCATACTCCAGACAGCAGAGGAGCACATTGACCTGGCAGACAATCTGATGGAGATGTTGCTGAGAAAAATGGCTGTACTGGAATGCGTTGATATGAAACCGTTGGAGTGGAAGCAAATTGCCGAGTTTGCAGTAAAGACCAAGCGTGATGCTCTGGGGATTGCAGATAAACACGAGGTATCCGGTGAGATCAATGTGGAACATACAATAGGCGAAAAACTTTCAAAGGACCTCCTTGAACGGTCAAAGAAACTGCTGGAGGAATTCGAGAATGATGAGTCGTGAGCAGTTCATTATAGAATGTGACAGGATCATAGACGGATTCAACCAGGCAAATGACGTTGATGGATTGAGAAAATGGATGAGACACATGGTGGAGAGGAACATCTTCTTCCTTGCCGTGTATGTGTGTGATAGAGGGGATATCAACCGTGATTGGTTGTACGATCGCTGCAGGGAGGTCCAGAACGGTCCTGATGGTTTCATTGACATCTGGGCCCGGGAGCACTACAAAAGTACAATAATAACTTGGCTGAAGACCATGCAGGATATACTTATAGACCCCGAGGAAAGGATCTGTATTTATTCCTTCAACCAGACCCTGGCAAAAAGCTTTGTCAACCAGGTGAAAAGTGAATTTGAAAGCAATTGGCGCTTGAAATGGTTGTTCCCCGATATTCTTTGGGATGATCCCCTCAAGGGGACCTATATCGATGAGAACGGCAAGCGACAGCGAATACCATGGACAACCGATTCCATACGGGTGAAACGCAAGGGCAGGGCCAAGGAAGACACACTTACCGCTTCAGGACTGGTGACCGGCCAGAAGACCGGAGGTCACTATACAATCCTTGTGTACGACGATGTTGTCACCCTTGACAGTGTTACATCACCTGAGATGATAGATCGTACCACGAGGGCATATGAGATGAGCCTGAATACCGGGTCAAGCGCAAGCGGTACCCCCACCAAAGTGCGGATAATCGGTACAAGATATCATTACGCTGACACCTATTCAGAGATTCTCAAGAGAGGTTCTGCCATACCGAGGATATATCCTTGCGTGGACGACAATGGGGAGCCGGTACTTCTTTCAAAGCCAATTCTTGCAAGGAAGAAAGCCGACCTTGGGTCATGGGTCTACGCCTCCCAGATGATGTGTGATCCCAGACAAGCAGGGAGCATGGGATTCATGCGGGAATGGATCAAGCCGTGGACTCCCGCAATCTGGGAAAACCTGAACAGGATTATTCTTGTGGACCCGGCAGACAAGATCAAGCGAAAGACCGACTACACGGTAATGTGGGTGATCGGGCTGGGAAGTGACCGGAACTACTATGTGATTGACATGATCCGGGACAAATTATCGCTCACAGGCAGGACTAATGCCCTATTTTCCCTCCATCAGAAATACCGGCCCAATCTGGGTGTTTTTTATGAATCCGTTGGCATGCAGGCAGACACGCAGCATATCGAGGAGCAGATGGCTCTCAGGAATTACCGTTTTGCCTTGTATCCTGTGAATGCAACGAGTGCCAAGGGCTTGCGTATTGAATCCCTGGAGCCATTGTTCAGGAATCACCGGGTTTATATGCCTGAGGTGATATGGTGGAGGAACTGGGAGGGGGAGACCGTAAATCTCATGGAGCAATTCATCAACGATGAATATCTCGCCTATCCATTCTGCAGCCATGACGACATGCTTGATGCGTTGAGCAAACTAACAGATTTACAAGTTGCCCCAATGTTAAGTTTTCCTGATGTTGTTACAGCTGAGGAGCTACTGAGACGCCGGTTGGGTGCCATCGAAGAGGATGAGCCGTACGAACCGTTCTGATACTCAAAAATACTCAACTCACCTTCTTTTTGTGGAAATGGTACAGTAGCTGTTGATTTTTTTAACATTTCACACAAAAAGTGTGGTTTAATTGTGTTGTGAACAATAATAGCAGGAGCGAGAAGCTAAAGAAATCCTTGTTGGAGACTCTTTCTGAGATGGAGGACATCCGTCGTCCCACTGAGGAGGTGAGGTGGGAAGCCTGTGGTTACGCAAAACACCGGACCCATGCCTTCAATATCGGTAACAGCAAGATACAGCCTTTGAAACTGCATACCAATGAACAGGTAGAGGCAATAAACACAACCGTGAACGGTATCATGGGATATCTCATCAGCCAGAATATACGCTGGTTCAATTTCACCACCCAGGGTAAGGACTTCCAGCGATCGGATAATATCTACGGTGCGAAGGACTATCTGGAACAGGTTATCACAATATTGCTCAATGTATTCGCACAGTGCAATTTCTATTCAGCAACGCTTCTGGCTACCAAGGACGCGTTCGTCCAAGGGACAAGCGCAGAATTCATCGTGGACAACCTCGATAATGGCACCATGGTGTATGACACCATCGACCCTCAGGAGTATTACATTGGGGAGGATGAGATGCGGAAGGTGGATAAATTTTTCCGTGTCTATGAGATCAAGGTCAAAACGGCCTATGAACGCTGGGGAGACCAGCTTCCCAAGGAAGTCCTGAGGATGTATCACAATGGTGCAGGTCATAAGAGGATCAAGATGCTCCATGCAATATATCCTCGTACCGATGCGCTGGACAAGAATGGGAATGCGATCATATCCACAGAGAAAAGATTTGCCTCCGTCCATTACAGCTATGTAGGTGATGAGGTTTTTTCAGAGAGTGGCTATGATGAATTCCCCGTAGCGGTTCATAGATGGGTCCTGAACGGCACCAGCCCTTACGGTAGTTCCCCGGTGATAGAATACCTGGATGAAATCAAGAAGCTGGACAAACTGGAATATCTTTATGCGATATCAGCCGCAAAACAGGCTGACCCACCGATTTTTGCGCCCGAGATACTCAAGGGTAGGCTCAATCTAAATCCAGGTGGAAGGAATTATGCAAACCTTACCCAGACAGGGGATGTGAAGCTTTTCCCGTCTTCACTCGATCTTAATTATGTTGTCGATCAACTCGAGAAACAAAAGAGGTTCATCCAATCTGTAATGTACTCGGACCTGTTCAACATCCTGATGCGTCAGGACCAGCAAAGAACTGCTACAGAGGTACGTGAGATCAAGGGGGAGGGTCTGGTATTGCTCTCCTCGGTTATCGGTAACATGCAGGAGGAGAAAATCACCCCGCTTATCATGCGTACGTACAACATCCTACGCAAGGCAGGTTACCTCCCCCCACCACCTGAAGCGCTTGTAAAAGCCTCATTGAATGGTGAGGTAAAGGTTGAGCTGGACGGTCCATTGGCGCAGAACATGAAGGCGTATCACCAGACAACCGGCATAACACAGGGGATGCAGGCTCTTGCTGCAGTAATGCAGCTGAACCCGGATGCACAGGTGAATGTAAATTTCGATGAGCTGATCCGGCAGGCGATGAGCGCAAACGGGATGCCACAGACGGTTATCCGTGAGATGGCAGAAGTGAAGAAAATCAAGGAGAACCAGCAGAGATTGCTGGAAGCGCAGGCAGAGGCAGAGAGGATGAAAGCCTTGGGAACCATGCCCAAGCCACAGGGGACCTCTGCACAGGAGATGATGCAAGGGGTGGTTGGAAGATGATCAACAGGGAGCAGGAGATAGACCGAGAGACAATCAGCATGAGGAATGAACTGCGTAATGTCTATCGGACAGATATCGGGCTGTATGAATTGGCAAGGACACTGCGTGAATGCGGGGTGTTTGATCAGATACCCTGTGAACCCGGTGCGGTGGCCATGCACAATCATGGTATACGGAAAATGGAAGACCTGGGACTCCTTGATGAGGAATCCCTTATAGAGCTCCTGAGATGGATGCTCAGTCATGAATGGAAGCAACCGATCGATTGATCGGATTAAGGAGAAAGCGATGGATACGAACAATGGGACCAACACTGCTGTTGAACCTGAAGTCAAAGGGGCGCCTGTGGCAGATGGGAAGGAACAACAGGGGCTTGGGCAACCTGCGGGAAGCCAAAGCAAGGGCGACGCCACCCTTGAGGGTGGAAAGGGCACGGCCAGACCGGCGTGGATGGCGCAATTACCGAACGACCTGAAGGATGAGGCTGATCTCCAGCAGTACGCAACGCTGGCGGATTATGTGCGTGGCACAAAGGCCAATAATGCTGATGGGAGTAAGGGACCTGCAACAAAAACACAGGCAACAGAGCCCGTAAAGTATGAGAACTTTGAAAAAAGTCTGGATACTGATTCCGATCCGTTCGGGGTTATCTCCGATTCTCTCAAGACCACACTCCAGGAAGCTGGGGTTTCGAAGGATGTTGCAGAGAAGCTTTTCGATGCAGTTTCCTCGAGCCAGGAAGCATCCATGAAGCAGCTGGTCGAGAAGGGTAAGGATTGGTGTGAGGCACAGCTCAAGAAATCATGGGGGGACATGTACAACGACAAGCGCAAGGCGATGAGCCGGGCGTATGTAGCGTTGGTGCAACCTGATGAGAATCTTGCGAGTGCATTGGACCGTACAGGGGCGAGCATAAACCCGGCAGTGGCTGAGCTGTTGTCACGGATAGGTGAATCCATCAAGGAAGATGGATCTTTCCCGAGCAACATCACAACCTCCAAGGGCAAGAACCCAAAGGTACCGGTCCACTATCCAGATTGAGGAGGATAAATGCCTGATTATTTAACTTTCGCAGATGTAGCAGCCGCTACCCACAACGAGGATTTGGTCCCCGTAGTGGACGAGGTCACCAAGCGAGTGACCATGTGGAATGACGCACCCTGGAAGGCCTCGAGCGACATGCTCAGGGATATTGGTGGGCGTGAGGGTGATCCCCCGCGTGGGACTTGGGTCGCCATTGATGAAGGGGCCAAGCCAAACAAGGGATCGCAGGAGAAGTATGCTGAGGAGCTCGGCATCATTGAGGCATGGTCGAGAAGCCTGAAGAAGACCATGGATATCAGCCCCCATGACAAGGAGCTTCGCTGGCGTGAGGATCGCAGGCACCTGCGTGGGCTCGGCTTGGATCTCGAGGAAGGATTGCTGTACGGCAACCGCAACCAGGACCCGAGAAAGTTCCTTGGCTTCATGCCCCGGTTCACGAAGGTGACAGACATTGACGGGGTGGCAGGAGATGAGCAACTGCCGTTCATCACGCTTGATGCAAAGGGTGACAACGCAAATGGGATGTCGTCCATTCTTCTTGTCTATTGGGATGTGGATGAGGGAGCACACCTGTTGTATCCCAGCCACAAGCAGGATAACGGGATGGAGTTCGTTGCATATCCGTATGTCGCTGAAACCCAGCCTGATGGTACAATCATTGAGGTTGCAAAAACCAAATATGCCTGTACTGCAGGTCTTGGTATTGCAAATCGCAAGAGTGTGATCCGTATTGCGAATATTGATACTACATCAGAGACCCCGACAACTGTGCTGGGAAATCTTGAAGCAGCCATCTATGATGCTTTCGCGGCAATGCCAGTGGACTTCCAGAGCAGGGCGACACTCTATGCAAACAACAGGGTGATCAGCTTCATGCGCAAGGGATACGCAGGTCGTGTCTCCCCTGCAAGGTATGTCGATGCAATTCCCAAAAACGCAATAGGGGATGTCCAATTCGACTCATTTGTTGTGCGCCGTTGTGATTCGATGCTCGCCACCGAATCCCAGGTTTTGTGAGGAGGTGCTAGATGATTATTGAAAAATCCCGGGCGGTATTCGACCCGGTCGTGAGCCCATTGACCGCTGTAGGGGCAAATGCAACCTACAACGGGGTGGAGATTGATTTTGGTGCTGCAAACCAGATGGTGGAGACCAATGAGGTCCTGGAGGTATTTTTACCCGAAGGAGCGACCTCTGCGGGTGCTCCGACCTTGCAGGTGATTGTGGAGTGCAAGGAGCCAGGAGGGTCCTTCAGACAGGTGGCTTCTGGGGGGGTGTTTACTCTTGCAGCCCTTTCCAAGGGTGCTGTGGTGTACAAGAGCGCATTGCCAGACGGATGCGATCAGATTGTACGGGTAAGTCTGAAAAACGATACTGCTGATGCCTTCACGGGAGGTACGGCAGCCGGATTTGTGAGGCCTTTGTGATGGATACCTATCTAGTAAAAAGAGATTGCTACTGGAATGGTTTGTTCCTGAGAAAGGGTCAGACAATCCAGGTAGTGAAAGGAGAGGAAGTCAAGTTCAATTTGCTTGAACTGGTGACCAAGGTAGAGCCTGACACCAAGGTTGAGGATGAGCCTGCCCCGAAAAAGGCAGTCCCGAAAAAGTGATACAAGGGGCTTCGGCCCCTTTATTTTTGGAGATCATGATGACAGACCTTGAGTTATACAACATCACTCTCTCCCTGTTCGATCGTGAGATTACCCAGGAAGACCTTGACAGCACCAATCCATCCAGAGAGGTGCGATTATGCAAGCTGTATAAGAAATTTGCCCAGCTCAGGGTGATGCGTGAATTTGACTGGTCGTTTCTGGTTGTAAGACTTGATATTGACTTGGAAAACGATGAACCCGGCAGGGGGTATCTTCATGGGTTCCTTCTCCCGGAGGGTTTGCTCAAGGTTGTCCATGCATTCAGCGAATTCCCGTATGATGTTGCAGGGGGGAGAATATACACTGATACGGATGAACCTGTAGTGTACGGTATAATGGAAACCCTGCCTGACAGCAATATTCCCGAGGATTTCCATGAATTGATAGCCTATGCGCTTGCATATCAGATCGCACCACTCCTTGCACCTGAGGGTAAGGTGGACCAGGTCACGCTCCAGAAATACACCTGGGCTCTCAGTGGGCTGATTTCAAGCGAATGCCACAACAACAGCCGGGAGGGATGACATGGCTGATGTACTGATCAATAATTTCACCAGCGGTGAAGTGTCACCCAAGCTTGGAGGACGTCCTGACCTGGGGATTTATCACTCCGGGGTCAACAAGCTCGAGAACTTCCTGGCAATGTTGCAGGGAGGAATCACCAGAAGACCTGGAACAAAATATCTTGCAACCCTTGATGGAGAATGCAGGATCATCCCATTCGTGATAAGCGTGGACCTGTCATTCATCATCGAGCTGGGAAACGGTACGTTGAAAATAAGGGAAAATGATGGATCCTTATATGATGTTACTCCAATACAAGTGCCGTATATGGCCAGTGAATTGGATGATATCCAGTTCACCCAGGATTACGAGACACTCTATCTGGTACACAGGAACCATGCACCAAGACAGTTGCGCTACATTGGGGGAAGTTTCTCATGGTCTACATTGGTTCCAACAACAGACGATACCTATGCTGGTATGTTCCAGAGTGAAGGGAATTATCCTGGTTGTGTTGCGTACTGCAGCAACCGGTTATGGTTTGCCTCGAGCATAAACCATCCCTACAGGCTTTGGGCATCAAGACCTTTCAATACCAATGATTTCAGGACATACGATGTTGTTACCTCTGTAGACAAGGTAATCAAGGACCCCCCGTGGCCGGATGGCTGGGAAGACAACCAGACCTTGATTTATGAGGACAAGACAACTGTACGTGAAGTGACAAGTGCGGACAATGCAATGGTGCTCGAGGTGGGGTCCAGCAGGAATGATCGTATAGAATGGCTGACTGTTGGGAGGAATCTTGTAGTCGGCACATCGAGCGGTGAATGGATAATGCCTGGCAATATCAATGCCTTGGAACCTTCCATCGTGCAAACATCAGCGTACGGCAGTGCCCCCCTACAGGCCCTGAACGTGAATGAGGATATCCTGTTCATCCAGAGCGGGAGGAAGCGTTGCAGGGGCTATACGATGGTGGAGGGTGGATACAGCAGTCCTGACCTGACATTCACAGCAGACCATATCCTTTCATCTGGAGTGAATGGTTGGGCATTCCAAAGGGTTCCCGAACCAAGGATATACATGGTTCTTGGTAGTGGCGACCTTGCAGTTCTCTCCTACAACAAGCTGTACCAGATTCAGGGTTGGGCAAGATGGACATTCAACGGGACAGTAAAGAGTGTTGCTGTTGTGGATTATTCAGGAGGACAGGATGTTGTCATTGTCATTGAAAGGGATGAGGTGTTTTATCTAGAGGTTTTCGATGAGGATTCAGATGTATTCAGTGACCAGCAAAATACAGACACCCCGATACCATTTGTCTCAAAGATGATTTCGAACAGATTTGAGACACAATTGGAGAGCGGTACCACGATAGGGAAGTCCAAGAAAATCTCCAGGATTGTATTGCGAATGCTCAACAGCAAGGGATTCAAGGCCGGATACAATGGTTTGGAAACATATGAAAAGAGCATCGACGAGGGTGATGTCATGGTTCGGATCGGCGGTGGATATGACAAGGAACTGAAGATGGAAGTGCAATCGATTGATGACAATCCATTGACGATCCTGGCAATGGTATATGGATTGGAGGTCGGCTGATGGGTGGATTGCTCGTATTTGGAGCTGTAGCAGGTGGGCTGTTGGGTGGTCTCAGTGGGCGGAACAAAGCCAAACAGCGCGAAGCTGAGTACCAGGACAAGATTGAGGAGCTTGGAAGGCAACAGGAATTGCTTGATACCGGGTTCAACCAGGCACAACAAAGTTACGACCTTGGTGTATCACAAGCGAAAGCTGTTGCAGAGGAGTACAACACAGAGCAGAACCTGCTTGCAGAGGAAACCATTGCCAACAGGGATATGGCTATAGACCAGACTGCAACAGTCGGGTCCATGCAAAGCGAAGTGAATGCATTGCAATTGGCTACGCTTGAGGTCCAGAACACACAGCAAGCAGGTGTTGCCAGGCAACAAGCTGCAACAAGCGGTTTCCGTGGAACTGGTACCTCACAAGCCCGTGTAGAGAACGCTATTGGTGCAGGAGCCATGGCAAGTGAATCAGCCAGGAAACAGAACAAGATTGCGAGATACCAGTCATACTCAAGCGCATTGAACACGTATGTCTCTGCAAACCAGCAGGAAGCAGCGTACAGAAGGCGGATTACGCAGAACAACAATGACCTGGCTCGTGAAATTGCAAGGTTTGACCTGCAATTGGCGCAGACTGAGGAGAACTATAATCTCCAGGGGGGATATCTTGCAAGTGACATCAATTATCTCAGGACTGAAGGAAGGGAAGCTGTCGATTCAGCGAGTAAATGGGACATTCTTGGAGGAGGGCTCAAAGGGTTTTTCCAAGGTATGTCTTTGTTTCTTTAGGAGAAATGTATGGGTGTAAAATCATATGTAGCTGGGATAAAAGCAGAAGCACAGGCAAATGCCCTGGACACAGGGATGAATATCATCGGCGGGGTGGCATCCCTTGCCAAGTACGACAAGGCTCTTGATCAGGCCAAGGACAAGGCAGACATCACCAGGGAGACCACCGGCATAGAGGGTGGCCTCAATGAGTTCCTCGAAAATCTCCAATACGACAGGGATTATGGCAAGTACCAGGAGAAAATAGATGAGCATTTTGCCGATGTCGAGATGCAGATCAATGAGAATGAATTGTTGAGTGATGAGGCAAAAAGAAAAATAATAGATGAGTATATCCCCGTCTACAAGGAGCAGACCTACGGCAATGCAGCAATCCTCAAGTCAAGGGGGAAAATGGCTGAGATCGAGGTTGAGGTTGAGGGTTATGGCTCTGCATTGGCCAGCGACGATTCTTTGGATTATACACAGTCAAAACAGGGTTACAAGGACCACCTGTTAGACCTTGGTGTATTCAACGATGCGACCGTGCAGAAGATGGTTGATGAATACGGGTATTCGATTGCACCGATCAAGGGGATGCAGGTGGTGCAACAAGCATACATTGATAATTATGCCGATGACTCATTCAATGTAACGGGAAGCATTGACCAGGTTGCAACCGAGCTGGGGCTTGATGCAAGCCAGAAGAATGAAATGAAGAAGATGTTCAGTTCCTGGCAAAATACATATGACCAGGGTATGGATGCCTTGTTTACTTCCCAGCTCAATGAGATCAACGCTGGGATATCCCAGGCATATGACGAGGGTGCGCTTTTTGATGTAAGCATTCTTGACGATTATATGCCACAGCTTCCTGCAAGACATCGAATCAACCTATACAAGAGCAAGAACACGGCATATGCGAACAATGACAAGCTTCTGGAGGAAAATATCCTCAGGACGACAGATGAATCCGTATTGCCTGATAAAGCAGAATGGGAACAGCTGGAGCTGATCCATGACCCGGCTAAACGTGATGAGTTGGGAACAAAATTGCTGGTCAGTTATGGGGAATCCCTCTCAGGGAAAAGCCTGTATGAGGTTAGGAAGGCAATCCAGGACGCTGATGTTCCAGTGTCAAAAAAGGTAAAGAACAAGGCTCTGGCTGAGATTATCAAAAATCAACTGGACCGTGAGGGTGATGTAAAAAAGGTTGCTCAGGACATTCTTTCCAGTGCAGTGTCCACAGATACAACAACAGAAACCCCTGTAATAACAGATACCATACGTTCTGAAGCACCACCAATAGATCAAGCGCAGTTGGAAGAGAGTGGTACGGATTACATCAACAATTACGAAAAAGAAGTTGAAGATGCAATCAGACCAATGATCTCGCTTGGTTTTGGGGCTCCGCTTGAAACCGGGAAAACCCTGGATGAGGTTGTACAAGAAACCGCTGAGGCGATTGTTGAAGAGAAGGTTGAGGAAATTGTACACCCGAAGGCTGAAGAGCCGGTACAAGAGGCTGTACAATTGCCCAAGGCTACCAAGGAAGCAGCCACGGAAACCGTTGCCGAGCAGATAGAGGAAATCCCAGAGGCTGAAGAACCGGTCAAAGCTGAAGAGCCGGTACAAGAAGATACTACAGAAGCTTGGTGGTACCAGCAATATTTAACGAATAGTCAGGAAAGACAGCAATTGAGGGAAGCGGAAAAAGCCTCCAAACAAGCTGAGCTTGACAGACAGGATGCGCTTGCAAGACGAGAAGCAGGAATGACATCTACAGAAGAGGTTGAAGAGCCATCACCCCGTCCTCCATTGTTACCAGGAATGCCACAGGAAGATTTGGTTATCAACATGCTCCAGATCATCAAGGACGGTGATGGGAAATATATCACCTCAGATGAACTAGAACTTATAAAAGACGAAGATGTCAGGGGTAAAATGACAGATATGGCCTCTATCAAGGACTCTCTGGTTGTAGATAGCCCACTTGCATTATCCTTCATTGATTCAATGAGACGTGATCCTAATGTAGTGCCAGAGAATCTCAAACAAGTTGTTGAGGAATTTGTCCGCAATGGGTATATCAAGGCTGAAACTGCAGAGAAAAAAGGGCTCACTGAACAATATTCCTTTGCTCATAATGAAAATTGGGGAAAACTTCTTACCTATATCGGTGATATTTCCAGCGGGGTATTCCCATCCAAAAGCGGTGAAGCATACAACTCAAAACGAGCTCGGCTGGAAACGCAAATGATTGATACGGTAATCGATGCAATTACAATGAATCCTGAATTATTGGATAAAGATTATCAAAAGCTTCAATTACAATTGGAGAACTTTGCCTACAACGATACGGCCAAGAGAATTATCAAGGACTTGGAGAAGACCGCTAAATTCACGTCAGAAACTGATATCCCTAAACGTATAGATAATCTTGAGCGCAGTGATGTATCAACATTCCAGCAGGACATCAAGGAAGGGAATTATGACGCTGTGCTGAACTATGAGGTGATCCAGCGACCAGAAATCAGATCCTTGAGGAATGGTGACAAAACGATTGTCCAGGATGCATTGACCAAGGAACTCACCCCATACAAGGATTACCAAGACCTTGTTGATAATGGAACGGACTTTGAAAGATTGATGGTCATGGCGAATACATCTTTCCTGCTTACAGGTGGTGCGCTTGAAAATGCCCTGTACGGGTCCTTTGGAATCAAAGCCGCAGACATGGTGCTTATAGAGAATCAATGGGCATTCAAGGACCCGACCCCGAATACGGACGGATTATACTTCGTTGCCACCGATACTGATGTCGAAAACCGAGGAACATTGGGTTGGGGAATGGTTAGAGTAGATTCAGACGGGGTCAACCACATGATAATGTTCAAGGATTACGTTGATCCTCAAAAAGTCTATAGGAGGGATGAACTCAAGGAATATATTGATAGCCCATCATTCAAAAATAGTTTGCAAAAATCGCCCGATTACGAGGAAAAGTCCAAGGCCTTTGCTGTATTGGGAATGGGAGGAATAGGCCCAACTCCAGCGCAAGTGGAGGAGTTTTCACAAGACAAACCAGTTGCCTTTCCTCATCTTGATGAATATGAGGCATTGGATAAAGAGATCAATACCAATATCAAAGATATCATGGCAATCCGTTCCATCCTGATGGGTTATCCTTCACAAACCATAAGGAAAACGTTATGAGGAATACATATGCCTAATAGTAAAGAATTGCTTAATGGCGACAGTGAATTAATGAGAACGATAAGGCTCGGGAATACTGAGCTGGCGAATGAGTACTTTGCTAAAGATGCGAATGCCAACTTGTTTGAAATTGAGCGAAAGGCAAAACCTTTCTTTGAAAATGTACTCTACAATTCTCCCGATCCAAATGGTGCTATAGCAATAGCAGATACGGCCTTAATACTCAACAATTACGGCGTTCCCATGGATACTGCATATAAGTTGGCAGAAAACAATTATGCCTCAGCTGTAACAGGGATCAATACCAGGGACAAGAACTATGTGCAAGCCTTGACTACAGCAGCCAACAATGCATGGTGGAATGAGATGAGTGGGCTCACCACATCCTTGTACCAGGTTACCGGAGATTACGGATTCCTGAAAAAAGCCAAGGAATACAACATCAAGGTGGCCAAGAACCCTATTTTAGAGGACTTTGGTTGGCTTGGCAACCTAAGCATAGACAGCGTACAACCTCTAGTTTCCACTTTGGGATTCATTGGCACAAACGTGCTGCTCTCATGGCTACCGGGAAGTATTGCCGGCAAGGTGTTGGGACCAGCGATTGGAAAAACAATTGCAAGAGGAGGTGCCAAAGCAGCCTTTGCAACGAATTTCCTCAGGACAGGGTTCTCCCAAGCTGGGAATGTGCTCTATGACGTTATGCAGATGGAAGATGCTGAAGGTAATACACTTCCCGTGGATTCTCCCATGGCAAATGTATTGTTCTGGGGGCTTGCAGGGCTGATGGGTATTGTGGAGATTGGAAGCATGCAAATGTTTCCATGGTATCGCCAGCTCAACAGGCATTTTACAAAGAGAGAATTGACCCAGCACCTTGAGAGAGGGATTGCCAATCAATTCAAGAGTTTTACATTCAAGTCCATAAAGGGTACTGCAGGTGAATCTGGTGAGGAGGGCATCCAGTCAGGGCTTGAGGATGGTTTCACCAATGCCTTGATTGCTATGGCAAACGAGAAAGGGGCGGAGTTCAATCCGATCTCACTTGGTGACAGTGTAAAAAAAGGCACAAAGGCATTTCTTGATGCTGGAAGAACAATGTTCCTGACCAGCATGCTTGGTGCAGGTACCGGGCAAGCTGTTGTGTCAGCATCATTACGAGGCAAGGCCAGGAAAAACTTCAATACCACAGACGAATCTATTCCTGTGGATAGCACATTTATAAGCACTCCCAGGACTGATGTAGAAGAAGAGACAAAAGAAGAAGAAGCAAAGATTGATCCAATCAAGGTTGCAAATGTTGGAACTCATCTTGTTCCTGTAGATGAAGCAGAGGCAAGGAAAGCCGCCAAGGCAAAGGCGAAAAATGCAGAGGCAATGGAGGTGATTGTTGAGGACCTTTCCCAGATGGAAACGGATGATCGCTTGTCATTGCTCAATCGTGCGGCGATTGCCACGGAAGGAAAAATTCTGGGAGATGAGAGCATAGCATTCCAGGATGCCGAGTCCATGAACCGTGCAATTTACCTTCTGGCACCAAACATAGAGGCTGTGGAAGAAGCCGGTAATGGGGCTGATATCATTCTTCGTGATGAGAGTGGAACAATAAGCAAGGTTCCCTTGCGCATATTGCAGGAAGGAGAGGAAGGTGTAGAGCCTGATATCAGTTATTATGATGATCCTGAAGCACCTTACAGCCTTGCACGTGTCTCCAAGGAGCAGGCCTTTGAATTGGAGGAACGGGAGACAATAAAGAGAGCCTTGGGTGATTTGCCTGCATATACCGGAGGGCGCATTTCAAATGCAGATTTAGAGAGCAATGTTGATGCGATCAAGCTGGTTGCTGATACGCTTGGCATCAGCACTGACCAGATGCTCAAGGAAAACCTGTTGTTCAAGATCGAGAAAGCGTCACCTGAAGGGGAGCGTGGATATATCAACAACATCACTGTGGATGGGAAGAAGCAGTATACGATCCATCTCACCGAACGGGCGGATGCTTCCACCCTGCTCCATGAGATCGGGCACTTCTTGCGTGGTACTGCGACAAAGGAACAGATTGCCGAATTTACAGCCCATTATGGGAAAGGTCAACCCGGGGTGTGGATAGAGGACATCAACAAGGTGGGTGACAGATATGTTGTGGGAGACCAGACATTTGATTCATTTGAGGCCGCGTTGAAAGTGGTTGAGGCGAATGAGGAAGCATTTGCAGACGATTTTGTCAAATACCTACGGACAGGAGAGGCACCGACAGAAGGCCTCAGCAACATCTTCAGACGAATGAAGGCTGTGCTCCAACGTTTCGTCCTGGAGTTCGGTGGTGAGCTTGACCCAGATGTGAAACGTATGTTTGACAACCTGATTGGCTCAAACACCAAGGAAGGGGCACCTCTCACATCAGCCCCAGTACTGAAACAGAAAGCCCCTGCAAAAGATTCGTTCCAGTATAGGATGATTGCGAAGAGTGCCCATGAAACATTAAGGAATCCAGACGGGTCCCTCCGTGTATTCTATCACGGCAGTGATCGTGAGATAGATGATTACAGCCCAACTCAGCAAGGGCTCATTACCGGTACCAGCAGTGCAAGCAAGGCATTCTTCTTTACCGACAGCGAGGAGGTTGCGCAGGAGTATGCAGACCTTGCAGCTGAGGCCCGTGCAATGCGAGAGGAGCAAATGCGTCTTGAGGACCTGTTGGATGATCTGAAAGGGGAAAGCGAACGCCTAACCAGGCAGTGGCACAATGATGAGATTGACAATGAGGAATACGACCGGAGAATATCTGCATTGGAAGAGCAAATCAACCAGGCTGACGAAAAGCTTGCCGGTATAGAGGTATCACTTGCCACAGGTGATTTTGATTCATACCCATCAGAGACGAGTCCTGTATTGAACAGGGTATATCTTAGTGCTGCGAATCTGTTGGAAGTCGAAGGTGATGCCAATATTGACGATACAATCGACCAGGCCATACAGGAGGGGTACGATGGGGTTTATTTCAGAAATATAAGTGACTCCCCGAGCGGTCTTGAATCAGACACTGTCGCAATCTTTGACCCCGATGATATCTATTCAATTGGAGAGGACCAGAGTCAGCCGGATCTCTTCCAAACAGCTCCCCCAACCGATAGCGAAGCATTCAAGGCATGGTTTGGTGACAGCAAGGTCGTGGATGAGAACGGGAATCCGCTGGTTGTGTATCATAGTACAAATACAGAGTTTGAAGCTTTCGACACTTCGGATAAATCCCTTGATTTTACAATACCTAACAATCGTGGAGACAATATAGGAGCTTTTTTTACAAAGTCTGAAAGGAATAGCAAACACTTTGGAAACAATACAATGGAAGTGTATTTATCAATTCAAAATCCAAAAGTATTTGATACACAGGATAATTTCAGGGAGTTTGTTAGAAGTAATTTCAAAATGGAGGAAGAGACTCTTACAGAATCTGCAAAATTCTCAAACGATACAAGGAGGATTTTAGAAGAACAGGGATATGATGGTGTCATTATAAAAAAGGCACAATTTGGTGGTAAAACTTCTAAGGAATCATGGTATGTTGCATTCTCCCCCACCCAAATAAAATCCGCAACCGACAACATCGGAACATTCGACGGGGAGAACCCGAACATTCTCTTCCAGCAAGCACCCCCTATTAATAGTGAAGCATTCAAGCAATGGTTCGGTAAAAGCAAGGTCGTGGATGAGAACGGGAATCCGATTGAATTGCTGCATGGAAGCCCGAACATGTTCGATGATTTCATTCGGACACAGGATAATGACAACGGATATCTGGGTGCTGGGTATTATTTTACCGGGGACAAGGGTATAGCGCAGACCTATGCTACAAAAAACAATATAGGATATATCTACCATGCATATTTGAAAATGGATAATCCTCTTCGATATGATCAGGAATGGGACAAAGAATGGAGTAAAATTAGAGACGAAATTGTAAAAGAGAACCCAAGAGTGGAGCAATATTCCTCGGAGTTTGGGAAGTTGCTTGCAGAGAAAATCCAATCCTATGGGTATGACGGGGTGCTTGATCTGCGCAATGGGGAGGTTGTGGAAGCTGTTGTGTTCAGGAATGAACAGATCCGTATAGCATCGGTTGAACCCTACAGTATTGAATCAGTCCCAAGGGTCCCTTTGTTCCAGGAGTCCTCAGCTGACGATCGTTATTTCAAGGCATTGGAGGCAGGCAACGAGGAAGCGGCAAGAAAAATCATTGATGATATGGCACGTAAGAATGGTTATATCTCCTCCAATGAATTCAGGATGCAGCATCAGGCTCCGAACGGGAGTGATGATTTCAGCTCCAATCTGGCAAGGTTGGATGAATCAGATATATTGCCAAAGGACTATTGGGATCACCCCAGCTGGTATGCAGGGGATACTGAAATGTATTCCTTCTGGAAGGTAAGGTCTGCATTGGACCGGCTGGAAAAATACGGCAAAGCTAATATTCGTCTATATCGTGCTGTCCCCAAGAACGTGAGGGAAGACATGTTCAGGAATGGCGATTGGGTCACGCCTGATGTCGAATATGCCAGGAACGAAGGAATGATGATCCCGGGGGGATACAGGATCATCAGCCATTCTGTACCGTTGGAGCATGTATGGTGGGATGTCAATTCAATTGCAGAGCTTGGATATGATGATGGCAGGACTTATGCATACCGCAACACCAAGAACAATCGAAAATTGTTTGATCTCATCGTGCGTGATGAGGATGGGAACATTGTACCCCCTTCAAAGCGGTTCAATTATCGAAGTGACACGTTGTACCAGAAGCCTGATCCAATGCTCAGGAATTATCGCCATTGGGAACCTGAAATTACTGCCACCGGGAAAATCAAGGGCGCACCTGAGTGGGTGAAAACCAGGAAGGACTGGAACAGATTGCTCAGTGATCTGAGAAAATATATCAGTGAAGGTGTTTCTGGACGTTATTGGTATGAAGACAGTGCCATGGAAATCTGGAGAACCTTGGGCAGGGACCCGAACCAGGTACTTAAATTCATCCAATTGCTTGCCATATATTCGCCAAACAACAATGTCATTGGGAATACGCTCATGGCAATAAGGGCATTCAATCACTGGAAAGCAGGATTACCTGAAGATACCCTAAATTCCGGTACAGGCGCCAATGATGAGAAGGCAAGACGTGCGCTGTATCACGACGAAAAATGGATCGGTAGAAAGACCGGTTCCTTCTATGACAACCTGATAAATGAGTTGGTCAGCAGATACCCCGAGTCATTCCCAGGAATGGATACGAGCGATGTCGCCACGATGGACCTCTGGATGGCACGTGCGTTCGGCTACATAGTAGAGGCGTACGGCGATGACAAGGGATCGGGCAAATATTCATTCAGTGAGAACACAACAAAGAGACTGGCTGCAGAGCTCAATGCCAAGCTTCTGCCGAATGAAGTTCCATGGACCTCACACCAGGTGCAGGCGGCTATTTGGACCGCTATGAAGACCAGGTATGAGATGCCTCATATCAAGGAAATGACCAACAAGGAGTCTCTTGCGAAGGGTGATGCATGGCTGGATGAAGAAGGGAAAGTGCGATATCCCTCCTCCGGGGAGAAGCGGGTCAACCATCTACAGAGGTGGAGAAGGAATGCACTGAGGCATGCAGGGACTTCAGAGCAAGTGAGAAAAGAGGCAGAACGTACAGGATTTTCCTTCAGGGAAGCAATCTATGATTCTTCCCAGGTGGTGACATGGGAGTCGATTCCCTCTGAATCCACAGGGGCGGATATAACGCACGCATCGATGGCCATAAAGAGACAGTTTACCAGTGAGGCATTGTCATTGATCATGGATGTCGAGGGTAATGACCTTCTTGCCTCGATGCTCGGGGTGCCCATTAATTATTCAATATCCAGTGAAGGGGCCTACGCGGGGAGCGTTTCCCCGAATATTGTGACATCCTTGTTTCCCTCAAGGGTGAAAGGGAAGGAAATGACTTTCGATACTGTCAGGAAGTATGCGAAAGCAATTCAGTATATCTACAAGCAAGATGCAGTTCCGTTTTTCAAGCCCAACTCCGTGCCGTTGGTTTCCAAGACTGCTATGGAAGAAATGCAATTCAAGGTGGTGAGGTACATTCGTGATGGGTACGGCAGGATATTGAAAGAGACCACAATCCCAAAGAGCAAGGTGGGGACTCAAGCTGAAGCGGAACAAGTAAGGGAAGATTATCTTGCAAAGAATCCAGGTTTGTCCCCGGAAGATGTGGCTGTGCATGGAGGGAAATACGCCAGAGCTGTTGTATTAACCTTCACGAACAAGCTTCATGATGCTATACTTAATAATGTCCTTGAGGAGATGCAACAGTACCTTGGAGAGGATGCTGGATATACCCGTACAGGGAGCAACGAGATCATCGTAGTTAACTATCGGGATGATTTTACTCACGCGCCATGGATGCACGACGAAGATTTCCTGAACAACATGGACTCCTTCATCGAGGAAAATAAGAAGAAGTTTGGCATTGTCAATGCAAAAAAGATCTATACGGAGGGTGAATATGGTCAAGTATACGACTGGTCCGAAGGCGAAAGGGAAAAAACCGAAAGGGAACTTGATAGAGGCTTCGCCGGACGACCCGATCTACAGGCGTGGATTCGTGATCGGAGGGCACATTACGAGGAACTACTCGAAAGATACTCCGGCGAACAACTCAGAAGAGCCGAAGAAAGACTAAGGACCTCGCTGTTCCAGAAGGCTCCTCCGGTCGGGTCTGCAGCCTTCGATGAAAAATTCAAGAACACACAGCTCAGGGATGAAAACGGCAATCCAATGATGGTATATCATGGGTCTGCCTCTTTGTTTACTGATTTTTCCAATAGATTGTTGGGGAAAAACTCTGATGCATTGGATGCATTGCAAGGGCATTTTTTCTCGATCAGCAAAAACCAGGCAAAATCATATGCGCTTGGTGCCTTGCCTCCAAAGGCCATGGTCCTGAAGGAGATACGGGAAACTCTTCACAAGCAGTTGCTTGACAGGGGATATACACCGAATGCTGACGACCCATTGGTGAGGCAAATCAGTTGGATTGATTCTACACTTGAGGATATTGAGGACCTGGTAGACAGGAGAGCGCAGAGCTGGGACCCGACCATAATAGGGGCATATGTAAATCTCAAGAATCTTGTTGAGCTTAATATCATGAATTTCCAGGACAACTGGATAGACATGATCGGTCAGGCGAGGCAGGACGGATACGATGGTGTAATCATAGTAAACGATGTCTATGAGGATACACTTGTTGTATTTGATGATGAGAATATTGGAGCTTCCACATATTACCTGGGAAGTGAAAATTTTGCAGAGGAACATGAATTCACCCATGATATCGATCCTGATTCCATATTGGAGGGGATAGAGGTTGAGGTTCGTGGTGAATTGGAAATCATCAAACATGATGCTGCTGAGAATTACGACGAGGCAAGACTCCAGGAAATTGCCGATAGTATAGATGAAGAGCTTATGGCTCTTAAACCTGAGCCTGTTGATACGATTTTCGAGCTTGGGAAGACCGCCCGTAAGGAATTGCCTGGTTTGGATAAAACCGGGTACAACGGCACAGAAAAGTCACCTATCATTGACGGGGATTGGAAGCGGTTCAAGAAAATTGATTTCAAGGGCACCCGTGTCAGTTCAGCAGATGATATTGCCAAGATATTCTCCATTTACAGGAATCCATATGTGGAATATTTCCATGTCATACTGACCAAGAAGATGGAATCAGGTGGGATCGAGATTGTGGAACATCATGCCCTTACCTCAGGGTTGCCTGGGGTTGCGATGGCAACCACAAAAAGATATCCCAAGGACATCATTGAGATGATGATTGACAGTAGGGCTGATGGATATTTCCTCTTGCACAATCACCCATCCGGGAAAGTTGATCCTTCAAATGATGATATCAAGCTTTCGATGAATTATGATTTCCACGTACTAGGGTTCATGGGGCATATCATACTAAACCATAATAAATACACATTGATTGACCCTATGTTCCATGTGGAAACCATAGAATCCATGAATTTCCATGAACTGCCATTCACCAGGGAATATCTAACCCCAACATTGTCCAGTGCTGAAAATGTCGGTCAGTATGCATTAAGCATGATGAAGGACAGGAAAGGGCTGTTGATGTATACGGATACACAGTTACGTGTCCTGGATGTGCAACCGGTATCCGGTGAAGTGGATATGGATGATGTATACGATAAAATCCGTGAGAAATCCTACCTTTACGCGTTTCTTGTGACCTCCGATAGGGATATCTATGATAGCGCTGTTGCGGATAGTGACAAGAGATATGAGGGTGAAGGCGTTTTCATGCGTGATATCATCCTTCTTGAGAATAATACATATCATTCGGCACTTGGCAACAAGGAAATCTACTCAACAGATCATTATTCCTGGCAAATGAGGGCTTTCAAGAAAATACGGAACGAATCGGAAGGTTATGTATTTGAGCCGACCCTGTATCAGCTCTCTGCAGATGCGAAACAAGATGTCCTTCGCAGGAGGGAGAATGAGGTAAGGCAGGCGGTACAATCCTATTACTGGATACCTGACAAGATTCTGCAGGAATATGCCGGACAGGATTGGGCTGACCAGGAACTGCTGTTCAGGGAGAGGCTGAGGGAATTCCCACAACTGCTTTCAATGGCAAAGGAGTATGTGGACCTTGACGAGTATCTGGAATACATGAAGGGTGAGGTGGGTTCTACCCCGGAGGAGGAACCTTTCTATCGTAGGGTCCATGCATACTCACGGATCATGACCCCAAAGGACAAGGATGCACAATTTGTCCGGCTGCATACAGGGACCGACAAGGCTCTCATTGCGCTGGGAAGGACTCTCAAGGGGTATCTAGATGTTGATCCGAAGCTGGATAGGGTTGTCCATCGCTGGGGGTCATTCAGGGGTGTTTCCACGTTTGTCAAACAGCTCAACAATGACTCCAGTGAGGAAGAGATACAAAGGGCAAGGGCATTGGTCCAGCAAAATCCCAGACCATACAGGAGAGCTCTCCAGTATATCGAGCAGGCTGAGGATAGGGTCAAGGCATATAGGGGTGAGTTGCCTGGTGGCAATGCAGACAGGGAAGCCTATTACGACTCCCTTGGAGAGGATATCCTGGACGCACTGGACAGTCCGATCAGTTATGATGATATGAGTGATCGTGAGGTTGCAGCCCACCTGCGATCAACACCCGATAAGCGTGAACGTTACAACGCCAGGGAACGACTTGCCACACATAATGGTGTTCTTGCCCTTGAAAGGCAGGCGAACAGCGAATTAAGCAAATTGGGAGAACAGGCAAATCGTGATATCAGGATTGTGAAGAAAGAACTTTCCGAGGCACAGAAGGAGCTTACATCCACAAGGAAAGCGCTTGAGGATTCACTCAAGGAACTCAAGGAAAAGGCCGGTGAGAAAAGGGAAAGCGCGCAACTCAAGAAGGCACTCGAGGATCGCAGGGCCAGGGTCAAGGACCTGAGATCGCAACTCACGAAGGCCAACGAGAAGGCAAGGAAACTGACTTCAAGGATAGGTGCCCTGGAGAGGCGTGATGAGGCAAGGAAGCTTAGGGATGAAATTGAGAAGGTCCAGAACCAGATCAGGCGCAAGGTAAACTTCAGGAAAGAGACATTGGATGCATCCTATGAGCCGATGTTCGCAGCGATAGAAAGGTTGTTCAGGGATGATGTTTATGCTGTGGAGATACCTGAGCAGATGGGACAGTATTTTGACGGTGAACTCCTGGATATGATCATGCGTGGCAAGACGATTGATGAATGGACACTTGAGGAGCTTGGTGCTCTCCTGGATGGTGCGCATCTGATGAGGCTTGACGCAAGGGTCATGTTGGAGCGGAGAGTCCTGGAACGTCAGAACCGCTTGCAGAACATTGCCGTACAAATCTATCGCCAGAGCTATGGTGAGGAACCTGAGATCAATCCTGGATATGGGTCCGTTGTTGGGGATATCCTTGATGACCTGACCACCAAGCGGGAACAATATCAGGAAGGTGCCTTTGCTGTTGTATTCAACACAGTCAAATCCTCCATCGGAAAGATGCAGAGGATTGCCCGTATGCTCGATGGCAACAAGGAAGGGTATATATATAATCTGCTGGTAAGGCAGGCGTATGAGAGGCAGACAGAGGAGCTCAGGGAATCCCTGCGTAGGATAGAAGATGCCGACAAGGTTATGAAGGACTTGGGTATAGACAATCGGTATCTTGCCAAGGATGCCTACACCTACACGATGTATTCCGGCCAGGAAAAAACGCTCACCAAGGGGGAAGTGATTGGGTTGTATGTGTATTCCCAGAACCCTATCGGGATGCAGAAGCTCATCCATAACCGGGGCAACGGTATTTCCCTGGACCAGATCAATGAGGCAATAGACACCCTCACTGAGAATGAGAAGAAGTGGGGGGACTACATGATTGACAGTCTCGGTGGGGATGAGACTTGGGAACGCATGCGCGATGTCTATTATGAGGTGTACAACCAGAACCTTGGCAGGAGGGAAAGATACTTTACGTTCATTGCCGACGGTGTGGAAGACGAGGGGAACATGGACATCATCAACGGTGCGATGAGGGACTCCCTGAGAT